CAATATCGGATAATAGTATCGATATCGATTTTTTGGAAATAGCGGTGGCAGGACATAGTAAAGAGCAGTTTGAGCGCATTCATCCTAGGTCATATTTAAAATATGCTATAATGTCTGAATTAGATTATGATAACCCATTATATAAGCATAATAGCATAGGAGAGTCAAGAATTTTTCTTGCTAATAATTTATTTAAGGACACATCAGAGGTTGTAGGGACCGCTACTGCTTCATGGAATAGAAAGTATTATCCACATAAGATAGACCATATAGCAAATTGGCCATTTTATCCAATTATCGAAAAAATGCGTCAAGACCCAACAATCGTATTGTGTGCTACTTTATGTTATGGATCATACGCCAGAGAAGGAGATCCTCTTTGGGTTTCTAATTTTCAAAAACATTTTAGAAAAGAATTTAATAATAGTGATTGGGTAGAAGATAAGCTATATAAAATTACAGGCTTAAAATATGATGGAATCAGACCCGCACCATATGCTAACCAAATTATTTGTCATAAAACATTGTTTTATGAATTATGCCAGTTTATTAGAAAGCACATGGATACAATTATAGATAGTTTTTCTCTAACGCCAACCTATGAAACCCCGGATCCTTCTAGACCTTTGGCCTATATTCTAGAGGAACTCACCATGCTGTGGTGGTCATCTAGAAATAATGTTCAATTTGTACCCACTGTTCATATAACCCCCAATTGGTATAAGAAATGAAAAAATGAACATATAGTGTATAAGATACTAATAGTATTACAATTCTACCTCAATACAAATAGATTATGTCAAAAAAATATCCAAAAAGCGAACACATTCATAACGCGTCTCTAGAGTCTGAACAAGCCTATGTAACATGGGGCGAAGACCTACAAAGTAAAGAAAGAGCTTTAAATGAAGCCTCAAAAAGCTTATCAGAATTTGAGGTTGTACAAAGAACATCTGGTAGTGCCCGCCAAAGACTAGATTTTTCTAATCTAGACAAAGGAGTATCTGGCAAACCCGGCTTAACACGATCAGATTACGATGTTTTTCGTCCTGATGAGGCGGTGCCAGAAAAACTTAAAAATATCATTAGGACAGCAGACAATATCTATCATAGAGTAGGCTTGGTTAAGAATGTAATTGATCTCATGGGCGACTTTGCTTGTCAGGGCATAAGATTATCTCATCCCAACAAAAGGATTCAAAAATTTTATCGATCATGGTTTGAAAAGATCAATGGATACGAAAGATCAGAGAGATTTTTAAATAATATTTATCGAACCGGAAATGTTGTAATTAATAGACAAACTGCCAAAATTAGCCTAAAGGTTACGGATAAATTATATAGAAGTGTGGCATCTCCAGACCTTATTATCACAGACGATACGGAGAGGGTAGAAAAGAGAGAAATCCCATGGAAATATACTTTTATAGACCCATCGTATGTTGATGTTGTTGGCGGCTCATTAGCTTCTTTTAGTGGTAATAAAATATTTGCAATAACTCTCCCTGCCGCATTAAGAAGAGTTATTAATAATCCAAAAAATGATTATGAACAAAAGATAGTATCCGAACTACCACCCTCAATTATAGAATCTGCAAAAACAAAAAAAGCCTACGTTCTTGATAATGACAAAACCGTGGTCTTTCATTATAAAAAAGACGACTGGAGTCCTTGGGCATACCCCATGATTTATTCTATTATGGATGATATTTTTATAATAGAGAAACTAAAATTAGCAGATCTAGCAGCTCTTGATGGTGCTATCTCTAATATTCGTATTTTTAAATTAGGTAACTTAGAACATAAAATTGCTCCTACTAAAGCAGCAACAGCTAAACTAGCCCAGATTTTAGGCAATAATGTTGGTGGTGGAACTATGGATTTGGTTTGGGGTCCAGATATCGAACTTATAGAGTCAAAAACTAATGTTCACAACTTTTTAGGAGAAGGTAAGTATACTCCACATCTAAATTCGGTATATGCCGGTTTAGGAATACCTCCTACCCTAACAGGGACTTTTGGTGCTGCCGGCACAACAAATAACTTTATTTCTCTTAAGACGCTTACTCAAAGACTTCAATATGGTCGCAAAGTTTTAACTCAATTTTGGAAACAGGAAATAGCTTTAGTCCAAAAAGCAATGGGATTCAGATTTCCTGCAAAAATAGAATTCGATAGAATGGATCTAAGTAACGAAGATGCAGAGAAGGCACTCCTAATACAATTAGCAGATAGAAACATTATTTCTGACGAACTTATTCAAACGTTATTTGGTATAGATTCTGATATGGAAAAAACTAGGATTAATAGAGAATTTAGAGATAGACAATCGGAAAGATATGTTCCTAAGTCTGGTCCGTACTATAATCCAGAATTTGACAAAGATATTAAGAAAATTTCTGTACAGACAGGTATAGCCACTCCCGGTCAAGTGGGAGTAGATTTAGAAAAGAAAAAAGCTGGAGAAAAAAATCTTATAGAATTAAGAGGTGAGACCACAGCTCCTAAAATAAATACTCAGACCACTCCGGTAGGAGTATCTGGTCAAGGAAGACCAAAAAATAGTAAAGATACACAAACCAGAAAAACCAAGACGTTTTCTCCTCAAACCGGAGCATCCGAGTTGTGGGCATTGGCTGCTCAAGATAAAATTAGCGAAATTATGAATCCTTATTTTTTAGAGTTTTATAATAAAAAAAATATGAGGAGTTTATCTAGTGAGGAGTATGCTGAGGCAGAAATTACAAAAACAAAATTATTTTTTAGTTTAAACTTATTTGATACTATAGATTCAGATAGTCTACTAAGTAAACTACAACTAATAAATTCTGAAGATGTAATATCCAAATACTCAGACTATCATAAACAAGTTAAAGATATACAATCTATGCTAGATAAGTCATTAACTGCCGAAGAAAATAAATATATAAAAGCTAAAATATGGTGTACTTATTAATCGAAATGAATAATAATTACATTATAATGGAGATAAAATTATGAGTAATAGCTATGATGCTTTGACAAGTATTGGTGGTGGTGGCGGCAGTGGCAGTCAAGACGAACAGCCATTCCCCAAAAAACCAACCGCTGCGGAGGTAGCAGCTGGTCAAGCAGAACGTAGAGCAGAGAGAGCCTTAGCAATTGCTGCTCATAGACAGGCTCAAATAGAGAGAGCAAATACAAGACAGACAGATATTGCTTCTAATCGAACCGAGCAGACACAACGGGCTCAGGCTAGAAGAGAACAAATAGATAATGTCATAGCTCAACAAGAGGTTGGCATGACGGTTAGAACAAAGAATGGAGAAGTTTTGCAATTACGAAGAGAAACAAATAGAGAGGAAAAAGAACACGCTAAACTTGCTCAAGAAAAACAAAGAATAGAAGCTAAGAAAAGGGAAGCACAGCTTGTGATTATGCAGCTAGAAGCTAAAAAACAAAAACTAGCAGACATGATTCAACGAGATGAGATGGAAATCAATAGGCTTAACGATAGACTTGCTCAACAAACACAGACAAATACTAACGCTAAAACTGAATTAGCTTCATTACAGGCTCTTTACCCACCCTATACAAATCCAAACTTAGTACCAATTAGTGCAAAACGAAGAATTGCTCAGTTAAATAGTTTAATTACACGTACTGATGATACTATATCCAAAACAACTACTTTAAAAAACCAAGTACAAGCGCGTAAAAATGATTTAGACAATAAATTACAGGTTTGTGATTTTGGACAAAGAGATAAATTACTTCAGGTATGCGATTTATTTCCTAGAGAAGACCAGGTGATAAAAGAGCTTCTCGATAAAGAAGATAAAACCAGAAAAGCTAGAGAGAAAAAAACTATAGTAGAGACCGAGAAGCAAAACGCTGGAAAAGGCTGTATTTGTCCAACTGTTTATCAGCCCGTTGTGATAGATGGTGTTACCTATGGTAATGCTTGCGAAGCTCAGTGTGCTGGTAAAACAGTACCAAGTAATCCGGTTAAACCACCAGAACTACCCAAGCCACCAACTTCGGTTTGCTTACAGGTTATAACATGTGGATCTGATGGTAAAACATATCCAGACAGCTGTTTACCTCCTGGTGTTTATCCAGTTAAAAGAGGAGGTTCTTGTGATGGGGTATCAATTCCTGGTGATGTAGAAAATCCTTTTACAAGACCACCTGTTATCACTACAGCAGATCCTGTTATAAATGTTATTAAAAGCTTACCAAATACACAAAAGACCTTACCTCCGGTAATGTTGGCTTGTGGAGTAGACAATGTAACATATAACGTTGCTCCTGGAGCCATTCCCGACGGAATGTCAATAAGTGTTCCAGGTGTACCTGGTGTTGTTAGAAACAAACCAACACATGTAAAAATCAAGAATGGCGGTTCTTGTGTTGGTAACCAATATCTTGTTCTTGGGTCAAAGGTAAGTGGTATGATTAATAGGTAAATGAATAAAAATTAAATATGCTACGGCGGCTCTGATTTTTCGGGGCCGCTGTTGCTATTTTTTGGTGTAATTAGGATAATGCCGAGACTAATCAATGGATAGGGGTATTTAAATGCAAATATATGATCAAGAAATACAAGACGGTTTATCTGGCATAATTAACGACTCAATAGCTGTTAGTTACGCTTCTGTTATTAATCCAGCGTCAAATATTACAAAACATAAAAATTTTAATGTTAATAAAAGTATTGCTAGTATTAATGATAGTGATTTATATTATGTGCAATCTATTTTAGTTAGCACTAGTTGGAATAAAAATGATGATATTTTTGATAAAGAAGAAGTATGGGTTGCTAAAGACACCCCAGAAGATAAACCTACTAATTTAGACCATAATGAAGAAATTATTATAGGACATATTACTTCTAATTATCCTATTACCGAAGAAGGTATATTAATAGATACTGTTACTCCAGTAGAAAATCTACCAGAAAAATTTCATATCTTAACAGGTGCAGTAATTTATAAGGGATTTACTAATCCTGAATTACGAGCCAGAGCAGAAAAACTTATTAGTGAAATAGAATCTGGCACTAAATATGTTAGCATGGAATGCTATTTTAAAAATTTTGACTATGGCTTAATCAACAAAACCACTGGTGCATATTCAGTATTACCTCGTAATAATGAAACATCGTTTTTAACTAAACATCTTCGTGCCTATGGCGGTGTTGGTGAACACGAAAACTATAAAATTGGTAGGGTTTTAAGACATATTACATTTTCTGGAAAGGGTTATGTTGACAAACCCGCCAATCCAGATAGTATAATATTTAATACAGCACCTCTTTTACCAGAAAAATCTATGTCAGAAAAAAATGACGATTTTGTAAAAGCTGGTGTATCAATTACTCAGTCCAGTATGAATACGAATACGGAGAACAATATAATGAGTTCAGAACATAAGGTTGTTGACAACGAAGCTCAGGCTATGATCGATTGTGCTGCTGCTACTCAGGAGGCTTATGCCTTAGTAGAGGGCCTAAAAAATCAAGTAGTAGCACTAGAAGCCACAATTCAAACAAGAGAATCGGAACTAGAGTCGGCTAAAACATCCTATGCTGAACTAGTAGAACAGGTCGAGGCAGCTAAGAAAATGTCCGAAGAAGACATGATGAAAAAAGAAGAAGAAATGAAAAAGACTAAATCTGAACTTGATACTGCTCTAGAAGCTATTGCTGGTTATAAGACCAAAGAAGCAGAAATGCTTAAGAAAGAAAAGAAAATGAAGAGAGCATCAGCACTAATTGAAGCTGGTGTCGATCAAGAAGTTGCTAATGATACTGTAGAGAAGCTTGATAATTTAGAAGATGATGCTTTTGCAAGCTTTACCAGCCTATTAGTAACTGCTACAAAAAGCAAGGTCTCAACAGAAGAAGCTCAAGCGACCGAGACAGAAAATGTAGCTCAAGAATCTACTGTTGCAGAAGTTTTGGAAACAGCAGAAGTCGAACCCGCCGTTGATCTTAGTGTTGGTGGCGAGGAAGATAGTATGCAGAATACTAGAGCTGCTTTAGTAGATTTTGTGTATAGTAGATTAAATAAGAAAAACCTCAATAAGGGAGAATAATAAAATGGCTCTAAAACCTGATCGTGTCGAAGCCTACACAGACATTTCGTTTTTCATGACAACCACAGGCGAAAGAGGTGGTGTTGTTGTTCACTCCACATCTGGCGTTGGAGCCTCAATGGACGACGCTGGTGCTGTAGTAGCATATCCTACCACTAGTGCAAGTGGTACTGTACCTGCTGGCGTATTACTTAATGACGTAGTAAATTACGATCTAACCAGACAGCACATTAACTGGCATCGTGATGAAGTACAGGTTGGTAGTAAGGTTACTCTTCTAAGGAAGGGTCAAGTTACCACAAATAGAGTCGCCACTGGCGTTACTCCTGTTGCCGGTAACGATGCTTACTATGATGGTCTTGGCAGATTCACAACTGTTAACACTAACAGTGTTAAGGTTGGTAAATTTTTGAGCGGTCTTGATAGCGATGGCTACGTCAAAGTAGATGTAAATATAACTTGATATAATTAGGGAGAAAAATTCATGGCTACACAACGTTTTAATCCAAGTCCAGAGCTTACCGACCTTTTAGTGAGATCTGGCTCGTTAAAGAGAGAGGAGTCGCTATCAGCCAACGCTGAATTTGCTAAGGCTTTAGAACTTCCTCTTCGTCAGAGTATTCTTAGTGGCGATATCATCAATGGTATTTTTGAGCCAATTCAATTAGCTCAAAGTGCTACTCCTGAGTTCCCACTAGATTTTCTAGCTCCAGGCACTGAGAAGGACTTTGTGGCTTACACAATTCCTAATCACGGCTATATTCCAGAGCGCCATGTCGAGGGTGACTATGTTATGGTCCCAACGTTCGACATCGGTGCTAGCATCGATTATCTCTTAAAATATGCTAGAGATGCTCGTTGGGATGTTGTCGGCAGAGCTATGGAAGTACTAGAGGCTTCTTTTGTTAAGAAGATGAACGACGACGGCTGGCACACGCTTCTCGCTGCTGGCGTTGATCGTAATATAGTGGTATTTGATAGCGATGCTGATAGCGGTCAGTTCACCAAGCGTTTAGTCAGTCTACTAAAGACTGTTATGAGACGTAATGGTGGCGGCAACTCCGCATCAACTAATCGTGGTATGTTAACAGACCTTTATGTTTCTCCCGAGGCTGTTGAAGATATCCGTAATTGGGGCATTGATCAGGTTGACGAGGTAACTCGTAGAGAGATTTATGTTGCTGGCGACGGCAGCGGTACTCTCAACAGAGTTTTCGGCGTAAACCTCCACGACATTGATGAACTTGGCGAAGGTCAAGAGTATCAATTGTTCTACGAGAATGTTCTCAATGGTAGTTTACCAGCCGGTGATACCGAGCTTGTTGTTGGCTTAGATCTCAGAAAGAGAGATTCTTTCATAATGCCAGTTCGTGAACAAGTTCAAATCTTCGAAGACGATACACTACATCGTCAGAAGAGAGCTGGTTTCTACGGTTGGGCTGAACAGGGCTTTGCTGTACTCGATAATCGTAGAGTACTCCTTGGCTCACTCTGATCCATCTCTATAAGATAGTTCTTATCTAAGAAGGGCTAGCCAATTCGCTTGGCTAGCCTTTTTTTAGGTGTATAGGTATTATATAAACAAATATACTACAGGGCGCTAATATGCCAGCAACGAAATATGACTTTTCCGTAGAACAAGGCACGTCATTTAGAATGTCTATTACTTATCAGGATAGTAATAAACAACCGGTTGATATTACAAATTATTGCGTAAGATTAATATGGACCACAGATACCGGCATAAAACAGGTTTTTTCGAGCGATAACACAGACTATACTCTTTATAAGCTAACTATAGATGGCCCTAATGGTAAAATCACATTAATGTTACCATCCTCCACCACGAACAGCTTTAATTTTGGATATGCAAAATATGACTTAGAACTAAGATCCGACCAGGACTTGTATGAAGGTGGAGGCAAACAATTGGCAAGATTACTTTATGGCAAAGTCTCTTTGATTAAACGTAATAGTATGGATAATACAGAGATAAATTGCACATGACAGACTTTATAGTATCCACACAAGAAAACAACTCAGAGATAACCCTTTCTATAGAAAAATCATCTTTTTCTGGTTCAATATCAGAAAATAATAATGTTTTAATTATTGAAAGTTCTGATCAGATAGATAATACATTAATTATTAATGCTTCTTATCTTAGTGACTTTGGTTCTATAGTTGTAGAAAAATTTGATACATATAATTTAGAAGTTACCAATATTAATGGAATTAGTCATTATACTTTACCAGATCAAATTCCGATGACTAGTATAGTGGGTAATCTACATGTTAGTCGTATAGACGGTCTAGACGACTATTTAAATTCTTACACTTTTGATTGCGG